CCAGTGCCACTGCTGATCAAACTGCACAGGAAATTGCCACTGCCATTGATGCAGATGCAACTGCAGAGAGTACTCTCAAGTCTGCATTAGGATTAGGTTCTGCTGCCTATACTGCAAGCACTGCCTATGCAACTTCTACACAGGGTTCTAAGGCAGATACTGCCTACGGTTGGGGAAATCACGCTAGTGGAGGATATCTTACCAGTGTAAGTGTAAGTGGTATCTCTGATACTACAATTACCTCAGTAGCTGATAATGAATTATTAGCTTATGATAGTGCTTCTAGTAAGTGGATCAATCAGACTGCTTCTGAAGCTGGCCTAGCCACTTCTTCACAGGGTTCTAAGGCAGAGACTGCCCACGGATGGGGAAATCATGCCAGTGCAGGCTATGCAACCTATCCAAGTCAAACTGGCAACTCAGGCAAATACCTGACAACAGATGGTTCTGCTACCTCGTGGGCAACCGTAGATGCCCTGCCAAGTCAAACGGGTAATTCAGGCAAGTACCTAACTACCAATGGTTCCACTGCATCGTGGGGGACTGTAGACGCACTACCATCCCAAACCGGCAACAATGGCAAGTACCTGACGACCAATGGTTCCACTGCTTCATGGGCAACAGTCTCAAGTAATACTACAAGTGAAGGTCTCTATGAAATGGCTAACACTATCTCCAGCAATTACAGCATTACCTCAGGTAACAATGCCCTGAGTGCTGGACCTATCACAATTAATTCCGGTGTCAGTGTAACAGTACCGACTGGATCAACTTGGGTGATTGCATAATGTCTAATGTAAAAATCGAAGGTAACGCATCGGGTACTGGTACTTTTACCATAGCTGCCCCGAACAGTAATACCGACCGCACTCTGACTTTGCCTGATGAAGCGGGTACGGTGCTGACGAGTGCTGGCGCTGGTACTGATTACTTGACCCCAACGGGTGATGGCTCTGGGCTGACAGGTACGGGCAAGGTGTTGCAGGTTGTTCAAGGAACAGCATCTATACAAGTTTCTACTACTTCAATCTCCTATCAAGCATCTGGATTAACCGTAAGTATTACTCCATCAAGCACATCTAATAAAATTTTAGTTATGTATCACTCTGGATACGAAAACAGTGCTGGATCTTCTTTGGATATACAGCTATGGAGAAATAGCACGGCTGTTTCTCTTATGCACAGAGTTGCTAGCAATGTTTATTCATCATGGTCTCCCCTTTTTGGGTCGCTTTTGGATTCACCCTCAACAACAAGTGCTATTACTTATCAACTTTATTACAAATCAGCTACAGGAAATATTGTATATCTTGGGTCAAATGACCATTTACACAGACTGATTGCAATGGAGATCGCAGGATGAAAAAGCACGACGCAATTTATCAGCTTAATTCTTCTGTGGTCACGATTCGTGGCGATGTTGCATATGATGCTGACGGTAACGAAGTGTCCTATGACAACGCTGCAGTAGAAGCACTATTGGCTGCGGAATCCTACAAAGATGACCGAGCAGCAGCCTACCCATCCATCCAAGAACAACTGGATATGCAGTATTGGGATTCAGTCAACGGCACAACCACTTGGGCGGATGCCATTGCTGCGGTGAAAGCAGCCCATCCGAAGGGAGCATAAGACATGGCTATCACGATCAATGGCTCAGGCACGATCACAGGCATTACTGCCGGCGGTCTGCCGGATGGTGCAGTAACGGCTGATGATTTGGCTTCTACGCTGGACTTGTCCGGTAAGACCGTAACGCTGCCAACAGTATCTAATCTCACCCTATCAGGCGGCGTATATCTCGGCGGTACGGGTAGTGCTAACTATCTGGATGATTATGAGGAAGGTACTTGGACGCCTGTTATTTACATTGATGGATCAGCAACAACTACTGTGGTCACAGACAACACCAATTACACAAAAGTTGGCAACTTAGTTTCTTGCCAATGCTATATTGCATTTCAGTCAGGCACTAGCGGCGGGATAGTAGATTTGCGTGGATTGCCTTTTACATCATCTGAAAACGCCTATAACAGAGGGGTGATGACAAATGATTATTTTGACGACCCGGAGCGGTACTATTTCTATGTTGAAAGCTCAGGTAGCGTTGCTACATTAAGAGTATCCGGCACATCTCAATCCGATGGAAGTACGAATTTACTTGGCAGCCGACTTAAAAGCAGTTCCAGTCTTGGAATGTATTTTAATTTTAATTACAGAACAACATCTTAATTACCTCACTCGGACGATTGAGGCGGACAACTTAGGAGAATCAAATGGCATTAGAAAAAACAGTAGCAGCGGATAAGATCGAAGTCGTAGGAACCTACAGGCATGTACAAGTACGCACCGCAACGGTAATCACCGAAGATGGCGTAGAACTCAGCCGTAGTTTCCATCGTCATGTGATCCAGCCGGGTGATGACTACAGCAACGAAGAAGCGGAAGTACAGGCCATCTGCGCTGCCGTTCATACCGATGAAGTCAAAGCTGCCTACGCTGCGTTTCTAGCAGAACAAGCCGCAGCGATGGAGGCATAAGCCGTGTCCACAGTTAAGGTTTCAAAGATTCAGGACTTATCCGGTAATGCCCATGTTGGGCTTAATGGCTTCTATAAGGCAGACCCTACCTCAGTAGCATTCACTAAGACTGGAGCAGGTACGGCTGAGGTCAAGGCAGGTACTTTGGTTGGCTTTGAGGATGGCACTCAAGTGGCTTATACATCAGCTACTTCAATCACCATGCCTACCTTAACTGCGGGTACTGATTACGCAATCTGGGCAGACAAGGATGGCTCTATTCAAGCCACAACTAACCACACCAGCCCACCAGAAACAGGTTCTAGAAAGATCGGCGGCTTCCACTATGCTCCGGGTGGCAATGCTACAGGGACTTCTGGCGGTGACACCACACCTGCAATCAACGAATACTCATTCTGGGATCTGAAGTTCCGCCCGGCCTGTCCTGATCCTCGTGGCATGACGCTGGTATCGGATTCATTCTGGGCAGACATTTATCTGTGCGGTGTGGATCATTACACGAACGGCACATCAAAATACAATGTTTCGATTGCGGATGGAAGTGCGCCTCCGAAAGTGCCTTCCCAGTTTGGTGGAGATGGATCAACCGCCTACTCCTATGGATACTGGTGGAATTTTGCCGAAGTGATGCGTTCTCACGGAAAGCGTCTGCCTACTTATTCTGAATTTGCTGCATTGGCTTATGGAACGACCGAAGCATCTAGCCGTGGCTCCGATCCGGGTACAACTCAAATGTCCACTACCGATGACAACTTTACTTCCAAGTGGGGCGTGATTCAGGCATCTGGTTGCTTGTATGTATGGGGTGATGAGTTCGGGGGTGGAGCGGCGGCAGCCAGTTGGACTGCCAACACGGATGGACGCGGCTCAACCTATCAGATGGAAAACGCGGTTCGCTTCGGGGGCACCTGGGACGCCGGTTCTAACGCCGGTTCACGGTGCTCGGTTTGGAACGTTTCGCCTACGGTCTCGATCAGCGCTATCTCGGGCCGTGGCGTCTGTGACCATTATATTGCTGACTAAGGAATCACCATGAAAAACATCATCAACACTCGTGCTGACCTTGATGCAATTCAAGGTACTCCTGCTCATGCAGAATTTATGGCTGCTCTGAAAGGCTCCATGACCCGCCGAGAAGATCAGGCGGTTTATCCTGAGAACTATGGCAATCCCGATTACGAAGGCGATCCGATTGATCCGGTCTGGGTTGATGTAGAGGATCTGTCCACCATTGAGCGTTTTGGTTTTACGAAAGAAGAAATCCTGCGTCAGGTTGAGGCAGGTACTTTGGTGATTGAACCGGCTGCTACGCAGCTAGAGGCTGAGTGATGTCAAAAGATTCTCGCTTAAAACGTGCCGGAGTTTCCGGTTACAACAAACCCAAGAGAACTCCGAATCACCCTACCAAGTCACACGTAGTTGTGGCTAAGGAAGGTGATAAGGTAAAAACTATTCGGTTTGGTCAGCAGGGAGTCAAGGGTTCACCCAAGGGTACTGCACGTAATAAGGCTTTCAAAGCCCGTCATGCAGCTAACATTAAGAAAGGCAAGATGTCCGCAGCTTACTGGGCAGATAAGGTGAAATGGTAATGGATATCACTGATATCATTCTAACCTTAGTAGGTATCATCGTAACCATGCTTGGTTTCTTCCTCGTGAGAATGGCAGATGATATGAAGTCTCTAGAGAAACAAATTACTACCTGTCAAACGGATTTACCTAAGCAGTACGTAATGAAGGACGAGTATCGTGCAGATGTAGATGAAATTAAATCTACATTGAAGGACATCTTCAAGATCCTACGTGAACATGAAAAATCTGGTACTCGGGATTAGTCTCCTCTTCTTATCCGGTTGTAGTTTCCTAAGTAATCTACTCCCCTCACCGGGAGTAAATGCCAATGTACAGGCCGGGGCTGAGAACACTCAGCAGATCGTAGGTAGTCAGACTCGTACTGGGGATGAGGCACAAGTAGCTGATCAAGCCAATCGTGTATTAGGTACTCAGATTATTAATGAGGAAGTACCTCCGTGGGTGTGGATACTGATGATCATGGGCTGGCTCCTGCCCTCCCCACAGGAGATTTATAATGGTATAATTAACCTATTCACTTTAATTTTTAGGAAAAAATAATGGAAGGGTTTGATAAATATGGCCTGCCTCAGCCGTTTCCTAGCTGGACTTTGGACAAGGAAACTGGAATCTTTGTAGCCCCAACTCCTCATCCAGAAGGTTTGGATACCTATATGTGGGATGAAGCTAATCAAAAGTGGGTTCCCTTTGATGACTGGATGGATGCACAATGACTTATCGTGAAATGATTAATGCAGTCCTTCGTAGACTGCGTGAAAATAGTATCTCAAGTAACTGGTCCGGTTCTATTCTGGATGCTACTGCCGTAACTGATTACCAGAAAATGATTGGTGATCTAGTTAATGAATCTAAACGTGAAGTTGAAGATGCTTGGAATTGGAGCATTCTCCGTGCCAGTGCAACAATTGCTACTGTAGCAGATACTCAATCCTATACCCTCACAGGTACCTCGGAACGTAGCCGTATTCTTTTAGCACAGGAACAAACCAACGGCACTATCCTTCAGGAAATGTCAGATCCCTACCTACAATTTACCAAGTATCCAACTAGTGCAGTACAGAAAACTCTTCCACATTACTATTCAGTAACTGGTGTAGATTCATCCACAGGTTATCTAACCGTAGAGTTTAATCCCGTACCTGATGCTGCATATAACATTACCTTCCGTGTAGTCAATCCACAGGATGACATCACTGCAGCCACTACAACTATTAAGGCACCTCACCAGCCCATCATCCTAGGTGCATGGGCACGTGCAATTGCTGAACGAGGTGAGGATGGTGGTTCCATGAGTGATATGGTCTTTGGTCAATATCAGAATGCACTGAGTGATGCCATTCAAATTGATGCGGGTCGTACTGTAGGTGAGGTGGATTGGTATGCCCGCTGAACAGATTAACCCTCTAGTACTTAATACTGTAGGTACCTTTGGTTTAAACAGTCAGGCCAGTCCCGGTGCATTGCCTCCTGAGTGGCTGTCAAAGGCAGATAACATTATCCTTGATGAACAGGGACGTATCTCCTCACGTAAGGGTATTCAGCAAGTAAGTACTTCCCTGAGTGGGGAAACTGTACAGAGTATTGTAGAGTATAAGAAGGCCAATGGTTCCACTGAGATGTACTGTGGTACCGATAGTGACATCTACAAGATCAATACTACCAATACTCCATACACCTTGGATGCACAAACCCGTACTGGCACTCCGCAGACTATCACAAGTGGTAACTGGGAATGGGTAAACTTTAATGAAAAGCTGTGCGGTGTTCAGAATGAACATACTCCTGTAGTTTATACAGGCACTACTTGGATTGATCTTGTTGATCTGGGCAGT